CTCACACACCTTGTTAAGGAACCCAACAACATTCTGATTAGTTTTCTCTCGTCCTTCGTATACACGCTCAACCAGAGGACCCAAATTAAGGTAGATGGAATCAGTATCTGAAGCAATAACATAATCAACCTCACTTGTTTTTAAGATCTTATTGATCTTCTCATTCATTTTATTTTCTATCCAGCGTATGGATACTTGTCCAGACAAAGTGATAGCTTCTGCATTGGCAAGTTTGTAATACCTGAAATACTGATTACCAATAGCACCATAAGCAGAGTTAAGAGATATCTTCTTTGCCATTTGTATGTTGTTACACCTAGCAATCTCCTTCTCCAGTGCCTTTGAAGGTTTATTCTCATATTCCTGCTTAGCCTTGAGCATTCTCTTTTTGAATATGACCCTCTCTTGGTACATCTTATCCATAAGTTCAGGCAAGAATCCACGCACATCTTTCCTGTATTGCGCTCCATTTGCACAAACTGCATAATCCCCATCAATCTTAACCTCCTCATTTAAGAACCCTTCAACGCTTGCACTGGGATGTCTAGCCTCCCTGAGGGTTTCTGGACTGATATTATATTGCATAATAAGATGAGGATACAGACTATTGAGATCAAAACTGACCACCCAATCATACTTTCCTGGAATTGGTTCCTTGACATAAGCACCTGCATATCTGTCATTTTTTTCAGACCTATCTTTAGGAGGAATAACAATATTCCTCTTCTTCAAATAATTGTAAATGATAGTGTCCCACATTCTAACCTGAAAGAACACATCTGCAAAATTAACCTTGGCATCATATGCCATAGTCAGTGCTAGTTCAATCAGTTTCATCTTGTCTTCCAAGCGGTCAACAAGTTCTACGTCAATTATATTGTATTCTACAAACTTTTGCCACCCATTAGTATAGAAATCTTTGAAGGTGTCAAACTCAGAGTGATCCAACTTTTGCTGACCCAACTCTACCTTTGCAATGTAGTCCAATCTATAGGACTCTTGTGCCTTGTAGGTAAACTTCTTATACAAGTCTAAGTAATCTAATTGAGTAAGTCCAGCAACATCATAATAGAGATGCCTCCTACCCTTAATATAAATCTCATTTTCAGTATTCATTCCCCAAGGAGATAATCTCTTCATCTCCTTCTCACCAAGAACTCTATTCAATCTCTTGGATAGGTATGGGATATCATAATACTGTATGTTCCATCCAGTTACCACATCAGGTATATTAGAATTCCAATAATCAATAAACCTTTGAAGCAGTGACCATTCATTAGGACACTCAATATAATTTACATTCTTCTGCTTATTGTCAAATGGATTAACACCCCAAGTTATAATCTGCTTAGTATTATAATCCTGCAGTGAGATTAGCAAAATTTCCTGATCTGCAGTTTCTGGATCAGGGAAACCATTCTCAGACTTAACCTCAATATCAAGAGTTACTAATCTAATCTTAGATATGTCAAACTTAATCTCATCCTCTGGATACATATCAGATATGTATTGTGACACATATCTATCATTTCCATATATCTTAAAGTTGTCTACATCTTGATACTTCTTATAATACTCTCTACAATCTCTAACAAAACCAGGTTGAATACTGGCAACAGGTTCACCTTCTAAGGTTTTATATTTTGATTCTTTTTTTGTAGGGACAAATAAAGTAGGTCTATAATCATCCCTAAATTGAACATGCTCACCATTATCATAACCACGAACTAGGAACTTGTTCCCAATCAATTGCACATTAGTGTAAAATCTCATTTAATCAAGTCTTGGTATTTCTCTAATAATGTAGGTTTAGCTTCAACTAATGTTAATATTTTATCAGAACAAATCATGAATTCATTGTCATTAGTAACATCAATTAACCAAGGAGAAAGAGTGCCATCATCATTTAATATGAATGGTTCAATCAACTTGCAGTTTGGATCTCCTATGTCAAGAGGAGCAACCTCCTCAATCTGACTGATTAGATTCTGATTGCTGGTCAGAACTAGAATTTTCACTTGCATCTTCTAATACCTCTTTAGTGTACATTTGTGTAATTTTATCAATTGGATCAACTATAGTAACTACCCAATCAGCTGTAATTGGGATCTTGGTATTCTTACTTAAAGGACACCAAGGAAACAACTTGAGTTGATAAGTATCCCTTTCATCATCAACCTTTATGTTTTTACTATTTAAACTGACTCCACATGGTTTATTCAGAACATATCCAACCACCCTAGCATCATCACCTTCTCCTACCACCATCTCTTTTATATCAGCAACTACATCCTCTCCTGATTTCAAAATAGCAAGTTTTACAGTCATAACATAATAATTCCTAATAACATTTTACCAATAAAAACTCAAACAGTCAACCTCCTCCAAAATCATATTGGTTTTCACTAATGAAATCAAGGTACACATACCAATCCTTTCTCTCACATCCATTGTTTATAGCATCATACATTAGGTCAACAGTATTGTGATGAGGAAATATAGGATGTTTGCAAGTGTATTCTGGTACAACAAACATTAGTAGTGATCTCCCAACCCTTCAACTGGTTCAGGTTTCCAACCCTTACCATAGTATTTCTCTAACTGATTGAGATGTGGAGCACGTGCAATCTGCTCTTCTGTTGGTGGATTAGACTTGGGTGGTTCTGGTGGGAATAACTCAGTTTGTATGCCATGTGCTTCCCAAAACCACTCCTCTGGATCTTCTCCCTTCATATGGGTGAACCCATAAAAAGAACCATCATCTCTTACATACAAAAGATGATGGTCATGTGGATTGAGTAACCACATCTGACGTATTTTGTCTGTGGTTTTGTACCCTATCTCTTCTTTAGTTAACTTTTTTATCTGAGATTTCATACACCTTTCTCTTCTGATGCTCTGGTATTATCTTATTTAATCTAACAGTAAGAAGACCATTTGTAAAGTCTACCTCACTAACCTCAACATCATCAGATAGAGTCCATGTTCTAGTAAATGCTCTAGATGCTAATCCTCTGTGTAGATACTCATCAGTACCAGTATCTTGTTGTTTCCCTTCTACTGATAATCTATTAGATTCTGTAGTAACCTCAACATCATCTTTGTTGAATCCTGCAATAGCAAGTTCCAGTCTGTATCTTGTATCTGTCTCTTTTACAAGATTATATGGTGGGTAGTTGACATCTCCTGCTTCAAAAGCATTGTCAAGTCTTCTCATCCAATCTTCCAGACCTATGCTATTTCTATGAATAGTGTCAAGGTATTTTGCTGTCTCTGGAACAGACAACGTAAGTGAATTTGGACCAAACATAATAGACCTCCGTAAGCGTCTTTAGTTAATAGTGGACCCCTAAGGCATCCAATACTAATTATACAAGAAAGTCTTTTTATTCAGGTGTGGTTTCCTGCACCTTATTCTTTTTACCTATATTATACTTCTGTTCTAGTATCCAATTACCTTTATCTTTATATGAAAGAACTTTAATTTGATTTAAAGGAGCAATATCCATAACAGAATCCTCCTGCACTATACCAATCAATCCCCAATCAGATAGTAACTTAGTTATGCGATTACGTCTCTGAACATCATTGACTGTAAGATTTGCTTTCTTACCATCTAATGCAAATAGTTCTTTAAAATGCACAAGATAATATCTACCTTGTTTATGTAAGATATGACAACTTTGATATAATTTATTTTCCTTTCTAGATGCAACTCCTATTCTAGTTAATGTTTCACGAACTTTTAAAAAATCATCAGGTTCATTTAATGAAACTTCAACCATCATTTCAGGAGACCAGTTCACCTGTGGTTCTTGTGTAGTCATTGTGTTCCGCCAGTTTCAAGTCTTTGTTTAATAAAGTTCAGTTGTTGTTTATCTAGAATTTTCAGTGATTGGGATGCTTTTTCATTACTATACCCATAATACTGTTTGACACATTCTAAATCATTGACTTTATCTTTTCTGAGCCAAGGAGAGAATCTCTTCCTTTTCCTCACACTATTTAGATAAAATGAATATTGCATATCATTATCTAAGTTATGATAGATATTCATTTCATTAGCGTACATTATAGTATCAATAAACCCTGATAAACATCTATTGATAATAAAAGGTGGGTATGTCTTTATATCATATGACAAATCCTCCTTATTAAAGTTGATAGAGTTAAGCCAATCTTTCAGTTCCATAATTAAGTAGCAGTAGTTCTTTTCTTTCTTTTTGTTCTCTCATGTATTGACCAACAGAACGCATAGTGTAAGTAAGATCAAATTCACTAGCACCCCAATCCTTAAATCTATCCTTAATAAGTTGATCAGAATTGTAACTAATCATCTGAGGTATTGAACTGTTGGAGCAATCTTCAGCAAATTTATCATGATCAAATTTCTTGTGCATAGACCCCTTGTGTCCATAAAGATTATCCTTTATATCATAAGGAGGATCTAAGTACATAAACAATCCATCATGCACATCTGTTCTAAAACAATATTCATATGAATACTGATTGATATGCCAATGAGAAATTATTTCTGAGTATTCAGGTAACTTTTCTATACCCCTCATAGAGAAGTTAGAATCACTTGCTTGTGCTGAGAAAGAAGATGACTCTGTAAGACCAGAGAAACTACACTTATTTACAACATAAAAAGCAACTGCTCTTTCCAAATCAGTCTTTGTTTTATCATTAATAACATCCTTCATCTCTGCAAATAAACATCTAGCAGAGTCTTGATTACAATTAGTAACTTTAAGATTCTTTAATTCTGTATATAACTCTGTTCCAAACATCTGAAGATTACTCCAGAAGTTCATTAAGGGTTCATAAAGATCATTGACAGTAATCTTAAGATGTGGATACATCTGACTAACATATATTGCTACACTTCCACCACCTAGAAATGGTTCTCTATACTCAGTATAATCCCTAAGGTTAGGAAAGTATTGACCCATCTTAGTGACTGCTCTAGACTTGCCACCTGGATACCTTAGAGGAGTCTTTAATCCTTTCTTCATTTAAACTTGCACTCCACCATTATTTCTGTTAAACATGCCAACATGTTTATCTCTTGGTCTGCAACAAAAGCAATTTGATATTGATACTTAGCTATGATGAGAACAGCAGCAGGAATGGTACTAGGGACAAGGGATGAATAAAGATTATCATAAATGCGACGTAACAATACACTAGTATCATTGTCTAAATTATCAACTACCCACTTACGTACTTCAGTAAAGTTTTTATCTTTTAAATTTTGTATGAGATCATTGACTGCAACATCACTAAATGTAGCAAGAATACCACTATCTATTTTACCACCAACAGAATATCTTTGACACTCATTCAACACTCTTCTCCAATCAGGAAAGTGTTTATTAATAAGTTGTGCTAAAACTTTCTTATCAGTTTCTACTCTTTCTCTTTGCAATATTGTGTTAAGACGCTTGAAAAAGCATGTTGCGATTTCTTGCTTTTGTTTTCCTCTGATCCCAAACTCAATGACTGCACATCTGCTGTGGAGTGGTTCAATGATTTTGTTCTTGTAATTGCAGGTAAAAATGAATCTGCAGTTGTTGGAGAACTCCTCAATACTCGCTCTAAGAAGGAGTTGTACGTCGGGAGTGGTATTGTCTGCTTCATCAATGATGATGACTTTATGCTTTGACTCGCTGCTAAGAGAGACTGTAGATGCGAAGTTCTTGGCGTTATTCCTAACAGTGTCAAGAAACCTGCCTTCATCTGACCCATTAATGACATAAACATCTACTCCTAATTGATTACATAATGCCTTTGCTACTGTAGTCTTGCCACATCCAGCAGGACCAGCAAGAAGAAGGTTTGGCACTTCACCTTTATCTAGGAAGTCTAGAAAAGTCTTCTTAATATTTTCTGGTAGAATACATTCTTCAATTGTTTTGGGTCTGTATTTTTCAACCCACAAAAATTCATCATTCATAATTTAGATCCAATCTGGTTTTCTGGATGAGTCACGCAAATAATTAGATGCAGCCCAAGGTTTAGATGCAATATATCTTTTATAGGCTGTAAAGATATCAATGGTCTTGTCATATTTGAATTGATCAGGACCTGCAAAGGTAAATGATTTTGGTGTGGTTGGTTTTCTAAGAGGGATAATACTTGCTGCTTCTTCTATGGCACTCTGACAACTATGAACCTTACCATACCTGTGAGTATACTCTTGACATAATCCCAAACCATGAGCAATTAACCACCATGTATTAGTAAGTGATTCATTTGCCCATATTGTGCAAGGATGATTACGAAATGCACCCCTGTCTGTTCTGTATGGTTCACCATTGATACGATGTATCTCACCATAACCATGACCCCACTTATCAGAACACACAATAGAAAGCATTTGACAGGTCTCTAGTGGCATCTTGACAATGTGCTTGTCAGGCAACACCTGAGCAGACACATAGGGTGATGGATCAGTAACAAAAATATTCATTCAGATGATCTCCACTCTTTTCTCATATTAACATAAGTATCACTCTTTGCCACTATATTTCTCATCTTCTTAAAGATACCTGCAGATTGTGCATACTTACTAGTAGCATGGTCTGGTTCTTGTGGTCTTACATTTCCCTCACTATCATACTTCTTACCTGAATTATGATTTGCATATCTCCTTGCTCTAGTAAATCCCATCTCAAGAAATTTACGACACATATCCATGCCTATAAAATCTTGTTCACTTCTATATTCCTCATACATCTTATAAATTTTATCACTAGAAACTACTGCTTCATCAGGAGTTTTGAATCTCCAATGAGCGCAAATATCGTTAGTATAAGGGCGTACCAATAGAACTCCTTGTTCTCCCCTTCCAATACGATAAAGTTTACGAGTTTCCTTGTCTGTAAAATCAAGAGCTTTGTAATCAAGGTCATAATCAAATTCTTTCATAGAGAACGAATAATTTCTTGGGATTCAATTTCAGTGGCACTTAACCACTCCTTCAAGTATTCTACACCCTTTTCAGGAGTTGTGTTAGATCCACATGTAAAAATGTCACACACAGCTGTACCTTTTTCAGGCCATGTATGAATTGACATATGTGAATCAGAAAGCAGAGCTATTGATGTTACTCCTTGAGGACTAAAGCAATGTGTAGAAACATCCATGACTTTAGATCCACTCAATCTTGAAGCTTTAATCAATCCAGTTCTGATATGATGATTGCTATTAAGCAACTTAGAATCACAACCCCTAAGAGTAAAAAGTATGTGCTTCATTTTTTAGTAGTATTACTACGTGTTCTGTTTATTATTGAAATAAATTTATCACCAGCAAATGTGCCAGCAAGACACACATCAATCTCATCTCCATCTTTCCAATTCACCTCACCATTCATTTTGGTGTGTTGCATTGCTATTGCAATCTTATCAATAACCTCTTGAGTTAATCTCATTATTCAAAAGTAGAGTCAGGTTCTAGAGCTATATAATAGCACAAATCACAATCTTTATTGGTAAATTTAGACAATAATTTTTGTGACACAACCACTTCATAAGTGCCTGGTAGAATCTTAATATTCTCAATTTTAAAATTGAAAGTAAACTTCTTGTCTGTCTCTCCAACTACAACAGAAAAATCATTTGAAGTATCATTCTTTTTATCTCTTACTAATAACTTAACCACACCTGCTTCACCTATGACTGCAAGATCAGGAAGTTGGTAGATACCTGCTGCCTTAAGCAATTTATCTAACTGTTGAGTGCTCAATTCAAATTTAACATCTTCAGTAGGAAGAGTAATCTCCTTATCTGGAGGAGTAATAATAACTTGAGGATCAGCAAAGAAATACTTAGATCTCATTTTACCTTCCCTGATGACTACATGACCATCATTCTCAAAATCCAACTCTGGACTTTGATGTAATCCTAATCCATTTAGGAATTGATTTAAATCATAGATACCAAAATCTTTTGGCAACTCTTCTTCTACTGTTGCTTCAGCTAGAATATTTTTCATCACACTAATAGTGCGTAACTTACTTCCTTGCTTAAACAGAATAGACTGATTAATTGTAGAAAAGTTTTTAAGAAGTGATAATGTATTATCAGAAAGTTTCATAGCCACGGGTCGTAGTTTCATTTAATTGCCCACTAAAATGGTAAAGTAGGAGTGAATAATGCAATGCTTTTAGTATATCACGTTTTGCTTGTCCCTTCTTATCATATCTGCTTAGATACTTAATAGCATTAGATCTACAAAATGATTCTGCATCTCCTACTGATTCAATAAGATCAAGTGTCTGAACATTATTTTCTTTAGAAGTATAGTGTCCATTATATGTTGTAGAAATATATTCTTGAAGTGCCTTAATAGACTCATCCTCTTTATATTTTCTAGGATTGTTTGATTCTATACCAGGTTTTGGTGTAGAAAAATGATGAGCAGCATTGTCATCATTATCTGCTAGAAAATTTTGAGCATGTGGCCATGTATCATCATAAACACCAGAAACATATTCTTGATTGATGGACATACCATCAGGTAGTTCTATGTTAGCAAAATCTATATTCTCATTACCAGTATCAATAGTGATGTTTTCAATTTTATCATCAATATTGAAGGAAACAAAATCACCCATTGATGCTGTAGAACCTGTACTAACAACTATATTGTCATCAGGTTCATTGGTTTTTACTGGAAAAGTTTCATTCATAGTCCCATAATATTCGTCATAAAGTAAGCTCCATGCATTAACCATAGCATTATTCCTCCACTTTGTCAATGTCTACATCAGCATCTACTTTATCATATAATTCAAGAAATGCTTGCTTTGTTTCATCATCAAATCTATTGGTGCATACCTTGATTGCTTTCAACTTATCATTAAAGATACTGTATGCTCTGATGATATGAACCAACCTTCTGGTTGATATGACCTCATCAATACCACCATCATAGAATGTTCTTCTGATGATATCTGCCCAGTCCACAAGGTGCTTGATGTACTTGTCATCATGACATCCAACACTAGCAGAGTGTAGTCTAAGAATCTTAGTCTCTATTGCTGGTGATGCATAGTCCTGCTCAAAGGTTACACAGAATCTTTCAAGAAATGCTTCATTCAATACATTAGTGCCAATGAATCTACCATCATCAGATCCCTTACCCTTAGTATTAGCAGTAGCAACAATATTGAAACCTGCTGCTGGTTGGACAAACTTACCAATCTTTTTAAGAAACAATCCTTTACCCTCTAGTACTGGTTGCAAACAAAGTATCTTGTTAGATGCAAGATCAACTTCATCTAGCAATAGAACTGCACCTCTTTCAAGTGCTTCAATAACAGGACCATTGTGCCATACAGTAGCACCATCAACCAATCTGAATCCACCAATAAGGTCATCCTCATCAGTTTCAATAGTGATGTTAACTCTGATCAACTCTCTACCTAATTGAGCACATGCTTGCTCTACACCAAAGGTCTTACCATTACCTGAGAGACCTGTGATAAATGTAGGATAGAACTGCTTAGACTTGATTATACTTTTTACATCATTGAATGGACCAAACTTAACAAAGGCATCATCTTGATCAGGAACTAAGTTTTGCTGCAATGCAGGTTCTACTGCAGGAGCACTAAATGATTTTTCAATAGTTTCTACTGCCTTGGTGGTAACTTCAAGATTCCACTTGCCTCTACCAACTTTATATTGTTCTATCTTCTTAGTGACAGTTTGATAAGCAATGTCATTTGCAGCACAGAATCCACGTACATCAGGAGCAGTGAACTCTTTACCATAGTTGCTTCTCAATCCATCAACAATTTGCTTTTCAGTCATTTTAATTTCAAACATAATGTAGTGGAGTGCCTTTCAATAAACATATTATAGAGTAAAAAAGGGGTCTTTAAACCCCCCATGTACCAGTTTGTTTATTGTCACGCGTCTGGAGAGATTTGAACTCCCGCCCATCTGATCCGTAGTCAGATGCTCTAATCCACTGAGCTACAGACGCATTTATATTCCTTGATCTTTTTGTCTTTGAAAAAACTCTTTCATAGATGATTGTAACTGACCATCATTTTCCTGTGGATCTAACTTATCATATCCCATAATTTTTTTCCACTTACCATACATTGCTTGCATACGCCATGACTGAGCAAGACTCTTAGGTCCATTTTCCAACAACTCAAGTTCTCTTGAATCACTTGAATATGCTTTATACTCCTCTCTCCAATTTGAATCATCATAAGTTTTATTCATAGGTGTAAGTTTTCCCCTTAATACGAGTGTCATTTTCTCCAGTTCTGCCTGGTCGCATTTTACCAAGCTTAATATTTTTTTTAGGCAGTCCTCCCTTTCTGGTTCTCTTCAAAGTAGCATCTCCACCACCCTTAGTTTGAGTTATAACAGCATCTTGTCCATACTTCTTCCCTAGTGATTTAACTGCTTTCTTGAACTTTCTCTTACCCATCTTACCAGAAGTTACAACATGACTTCTTTCTTTTACTTTTGTTTCTTTACCAGTCTTATCATCTTTCTCTGTGTATCTGCCAGTTACCTTAGTTGCACCTTTACCAAACTTACCACGTATATCCTTGTCTAATTTTTTAGCTCTTGATTTATTTTCTTTACTAGACTTGTCTGCTCTACTTCCAGAGAGAACTGCCACTCCTCCTTTATCGTGTTTGGATTTTATTCTGCTAAGACTACTCTCAGATACCTGAGAACATTCTAACATAAAATTTGAAAATGTCTTCATGCTACTAGTGAAACAAATTCTCCTAACACCTTTTTATTTAGCTTCTTAGTCTTTAGTGACTTAACAAA